CCCTACACCGTGCGCTGATTGCCGAACTAGAAAAGGAGACAGAAAAATGAAAGACCATAATCTCGATTGTCAGTATTGCCATAAGATTTTTGACATAAACGACATGTTTACCGTAGACGCTTGCTGTGAAGAACACCAAAAATTATTGGGGACTAAAGAGTTTTGGGGAGAAAGACCAGAAATAAGAAGAATAAACACGTTTTACGTAGTTGAACACGAGAGTAAGTTTGGTGCGCTTTCTATCAAGGGTGTATTTTCCTCTTTTGATGACGCTATGGGCGCTTGGAATGAATTTGTTTCGCAGGCGCACCGTGCGCTGATGAAGGAGTTGGAATGAGCGACATCAAAATAACGAAGTGGAAAGGCGCGGAAAGGTTGGCTACAAGCGACCTCGAAGACCTGCTCGCGCTCGAAATCGAAGCGGCTGAATTGCCATCGCCGAAGCGGCAGTACAAATTCCACGCCTCCCGGCGCTGGCTGGCAGACTTCTGCTGGCCTGAGTCGCGCCTCATCGTGGAGGTTAACGGAATGACGCACGTTGCCAGCCGGGGGCATACATCGTGGGCGGGAATTCACCGCGATTATGAGAAGGCGAACGGGGCGCAAATGATGGGATATAGATATTACCAATTTGACCGTGAGATGGTCGAGGATGGAACGGCGATCCGCGCGATTTGTGAGTGTCTTGGGAGGTGCGAGGGATGACTGACATCTCCGTGATGATGAACTGGTTTGCGCCGGACGAGGAAACACGCGAGACTTACTGCGCTCGCTGTGGCACGCACGTCACCGCTGACAGGCACGCGACAAAGATATTATGCGAACCGTGCCGGCGGGAGTACAGCATTTTGAACAGCCGCAATCAGCACGCCAAGCACGCGGGCGGGTACGCCTCCACCGGTGACCCCGAAATTGACCTGGTGATGGCGTTGATACTGCACGCGGCACGTGAGGCGAAGGCTTGTGACCGTGACGCTGCGCAGTTCCTCGTGGCGCACGATGGCGCGGAGCTGTGGTTGCGGTTCGCTGGCATTGGCGTGACGAACCAGATGCGCCGGAAGCTGGAATTATTAGCGATTGGAGCGGAATGAATAGACCAACAGAAGATGAAGCGGAGTACAACATCATTATCGCCGCCCTCACACCCACCCAGGCGAGGGCGGTGACCCTTATACGTCTCGGATACCGGAAATCTGACATTGCGCGCAAAGAGGGAAAGAGCAGGTCAACAATTACACGAATATTCAACGAATTACGCAACAAACGGCTGTTTTCGTGACCATTAGTTAGTGAGGAATATTATGCGAAAAACTTGCGTTTGCGGTAAATGCATCACGCGGGGAGATCTGTGTAATATTTGCCTTAATATCTATGGCGCAAATCGGGCGGAGTGGCCGGAATGGCTGAAATTCCTTGTCAATGATATGCGGAAGGAACTCCGCCGAGAGCGCCGTATTGACGAACACGAAATAACATTCACCGACTTAGGAGTGTACTAAATGATTGTATCCTCAGAACTAATCGTATCTATCGCGGGGGTCGTGTTATCCCTGCTATTCAGCTACATCCCAGGATTGCGCACCTGGTTCGCCGCGTTGGTCGCTGAAACGAAACAATTGATCATGTTGGGACTGCTGGTGCTCGTGACCGGCGCCATCTACGCGCTCGGTTGCTATGGCATCGTTGACACCGGCATCGTTTGCGGCAAAGAGGGCATCGTGTCCCTCGTGTTTATGTTGATCGCGGGAGTTGTGTCGAACCAGGCGGCGTATCTGATCAGTCCGCAGGCGCGTGACGTGGCGATTGCGAAGGCGCTCAGGAACGACGGGGATGGCGTTGGGTAAATTCGCAAACCGCATCGTTGGCTCAGGCGAGGAATCGCTTGACCAGATTCAATTTAACCCGCGTAACTGGCGGGTGCATCCGCTTAACCAGCAGAGCGCGCTCAAGGGCGTGCTCGAAGAGGTGGGGTGGGTGCAAGAGGTAATCATCAACCAGCGCACGGGTCACCTGGTTGACGGGCATTTGCGTTGTCAACTGGCAGCAAGAGAAGGGGCAAAGACAATACCAGTCAAGTATGTGGACTTGTCAGAAGACGAGGAGGCGCTGGTACTCAGCACCCTTGATCCTATCGCCGCAATGGCTGTCACCGATAAGCAGAAGTTGGATGACCTGTTCGCCAGCATCGAAACAGAGAACGCGGATGTTCTGAAGATGCTGGATGACATTGCAGAGAAGGAACGTCTGGAGTATGCGAAACGTGACCCCGTTGATGCTGAACCTCAGATTGACCGCGCTGCTGAACTCAATGAGAAGTGGCAGGTTGTCACGGGTGACCTGTGGCAGATTGGTGAGCATCGGTTATTGTGCGGTGACTCGACCAATCGCGAGGACGTGGAGCGGGTTGGAAATAAAGAGTGTGATTTTTCTTTTACAGACCCGCCTTATAACGTGGGCGTGAAATACACAGACGCAACCAATGATAATCAAGGAAAACAAGAGTTTATCGAATGGTGTCGCGGATGGACGCAGGCACTACCAGCGCGACATTTATTGACCGTTGGAATAAAGCGTCTCGTTTGGTGGGGCGATATTTTGGGTGATCCTCAATGGATTATTGCTTGGGTGAAGAGAAACGGGCAGGGTCAGACTGCATTAGGTGGCACAAATAAATGGGACGCAGTTTTAGTTTATGGCGTTGAACCAGACCACAAAACAGACTTGATTGAATTGAATAATGATTATAGCGAAAAGATAAAAGCGGAAGGCGCACACCCAACCGCTAGACCAGTTGAATTGTGGCAACAAATTATTGAGCGTTTCAATGGACAAATTGTCTATGAGCCTTTCTGTGGCTCCGGCACAACGATGGTCGCGTGTCAGAACCTGAACCGGAAGTGCCGCGCGATTGAGATTTCACCGAACTACTGCGCGGTAATTTTAGAGAGGATGACAAACGCGTTCCCTGAGTTGGAAATCAAGAAAGTTGACTAACTTTACATGGGACATCGTAGGCTGACCAAGAAGATCGTGAGGGAGGCGCTCATCAACAAGAAGGGCGCGGTCTATTTAGCCGCCTCTGACTTGGGATGTTCGCACACCGCTATTTACGATTATCTTGACAAGTACCCCGATTTGCAGGAACTCAAGGATGGCTTTGACGAGGAAGTTACCGACATCGCCGTGCTGAATTTACGCAAGGCGGTGATAAATGCCGACCCGTGGGCGTTGAAGTATCAACTATCCACGAAGGGCAAGAATCGCGGTTACGTTGAGCGGCAGGAGGTCACGGGGGCAGAGGGGAATGATATAAACCTGCACGTCATTTACGACAACAAGCCTGATGCCTGATTATGATATTCACCTGCCGAGACCACACGATAAGCAGCGGGCGTTCATTGACTCAAAGGCAAAACGTAAGGTTATCAGGGCTGGGCGGCGCGGTGGTAAGACGGTTGGCGTGGGGATCTTCGCAGTTGAAAAATTCTTATCTGGCAAGCGCATTTTATACGCGGTTCCTACGAGTGAGCAGGTAGATCGGTTTTGGACAACGATCACACGTGCATTATACGAGCCTATCAAGGCGGGAGTATTCAAGAAAAACGAGACGGAGCACATTATCGAATTACCCGGAACGGAGCAGCGCATCAGGGCAAAGACCGCATGGAACGCTGACACGTTGCGCGGTGATTATGGGGATGAACTGATATTCGATGAGTACCAACTGATGAATGAGGACTCCTGGGGAGTGGTTGGCGCTCCGATGCTTCTTGACAATAACGGGAATGCGACATTTGTTTATACCCCTCCATCTCTGCACACTCGGAGTGTAAGCAAGGCGCGGGATCCGCAGCACGCGGCTAAGTTATTCAAGCGGGCAAGCCTTGACAATACCGGGAGGTGGGCGGCGTTCCACTTTACCTCACACGATAACCCGTATCTGTCACGGGAGGCATTGTCAGAGATTACCGGCGACATGACCAACCTGGCTTATCGCATGGAAATTATGGCGGAGGACATTGACGAAGTTCCCGGCGCGTTATGGAAGCGGGAGAACATTGACAACTCACGAGTGACGAAAGCGCCTGACCTCTCACGCATCGTTGTAGGGGTTGACCCGTCCGCGACGTCAACGGGGGATGAGGCGGGCATAGTGACGTGTGGAATGGACGGCGATCAATTCTACACCCTTGCAGATGACAGCGTGCAAGGGAGTCCGGACACATGGGCGAGGGCGGCGGTCACGGCTTATTACCGCTTCATGGCGGACTGCATCGTGGCTGAAAAGAACAACGGCGGTGAAATGGTGGAGAGCGTGATACGCCAGGTGGATCCTAACGTGAACGTGAAACTCGTATGGGCGTCGAGGGGCAAGGCAACCAGGGCGGAGCCGATAGCAGCGATTAGTGAGCAGGGGCGGGATCACCACGTTGGAGTTTTCGCACAACTGGAAGATGAACTCTGTATGTGGGTGCCTGGGGATGCGAGTCCTAACCGGCTTGATGCAAAGGTGTGGGCGATGACAAGTTTACTTGAAACGGGAACCAGCACGGCGCTGTACGACCCGTCGAATTAAGGAGCGCCAATGAATTTTATCCAACAGGGAATACAGAACGTAATCGGCTGGGCGTTTGGCATCAAGTCACGCGACTCCTACGATGAGGCGAGCGGAGCGCGTATGAAGGCGCTCGCCAGCCTTGTATCGTACTACGACGGGAAACAGCGCAGGCCGTTGCGCGTATCAGGTTTAGGTAAGGATTACAACGTCATCACGAACATGGTCAAGACCATCGTTGACCGCTCGGTATCCATGCTCATGGGGGCGGGCGTGGAGTTTGACCTTCCAGGTGAGGGTGAGAGCGAACAGGACGCGATCATAAACCGCGTATGGGACGCCAACCGGAAAGACATCCTGCTGCACGACGTTGCACAATTTGGCAGTATCTATGGGACACCGGCAATCAAGATAATCCCGGATGGCAGGCAGGGCATAGATGGCAAGGTGACGCATAGGCTTGTCGCCTTGAACCCGTTCAACCTCACCGTTTACTCCGCGCCGGATGACATTGAGAATGTCACGGCTTACGTGTACCGCTGGAATCAGGGTGATACCGCTTGGCGTGAACTGACCGAGAAACAGGAAAACGGTCAATGGATCGTCAAGGTGCAGAAACTTGACAAGTCTACCGGCTCACAATGGCAGGATGAATCAGAGACGCTTTGGGATTACGACTTCCCACCGATCGCTCACGGTAAGAACCTGCCGAACGCTGGCAACCTGTACGGCTATTCCGACATTGAGGGCATCATTGATTTGCAGGACAAGTATAACGAGGCGCAGTCAAACGTAAATAAGATTCTATCCTTGCAGGCGTGGGCGCAGAAGTACATCATCGGTGGAAAATTCCCGCGCACAAAAGACGGCGCAGGTGGTGAATACCTTGACGTTGGACCCGACAAGGCGCTTGAAATTTCGAATGAAAACGCCAAAATTGGCGTTTTACAGCCATCCGGCGACATTGCTTCATCGCGCCAGTTTGCCAACGACATACGGCGTGACATCTTTGACATCGCCGGATGCGTTGACTCCGAGACCGTCAAGGATAAAGTCGGGGCGCTCACGAACTTCGGCTTGCGCGTGCTGTTCAAGAATGAACTGGCAAAGAACGCAACCAAACAATTACTCTACGGCGACCTGTTACTCAATGTGAATAACCGGTTGCTGAAACTATCCGGCTTCGACGGCGCTGACGCTGACCCAGGCAAGGTGGTATTTGGGGATCCATTACCGGTGGATGACCGGGAAGAAATCGCAACGGTCAAGGAAGAAATCGCGCTAGGGTTATTGTCACTTGAAACGGGAGCAAAACGCCGGAATATTGACTGGGAGATCGAACAGGAGCGCAAGGCGAAAGAGAAAGCGGAGTCCGCTACTTTGGGCGGTGACATGATACGTAACTTCTTGGCTGGTAAGTAGTGCCTAAACCCTTACTCGAAATATGGGAGTCGCTGAAACGTCAGGCTGAAAGGGCTGATGCTGACGCGCTCGAAAGGATCGCGCGCTCCTACGCTATGACTTATACCCGTGTTGAGTCGCAACAGCAGGCGCTCGTTGACCAGATCGAACTCCTGCAGAAGCAGGGCGCGATGACCGCGCAAAACGTGAAGCGGTCAAGGGCGTATCAGAACCTTATCAGCACAATAAACGATGAACTCACGGATTATTCAGCCTACCTACGCACAGAGATCACCACAGAGGCAACCGAGAGCGCAAAACGCGGATTCAGCGCAGGGAATGTCCTAATGATCGGGGCGCTGGCTTTAGCGCTCGGTGTAGAGGCGAAGAACGTACCAAAGAGCGCGGTCAAGGGTGACATGACGCTTGACTTCCTTGCAAAATACCTAGACCCGGACGGCGCGTTGTTTGCCAGGCTGAATGGCTTATCCGCGTATCACGGCGCACAGATCGCCAACGGGATATTAGAAAAGGTGGCGCTTGGTCAGAACCCAATGACAATTGGCAAGTGGATCACTGATTCTTACGGGATAGGGTTGACCGATTCGATGCGTATGATGCGAACGGTGCAGTTATACAGTTATCGGCAATCCAATTCCGAGTTACAGCGTGCCAATTCTGACGTGTTACATGGTTCGGTGTGGTGCGCTGAATTAGACGGTCTAACGTGTATGTCATGTGTGGCACTACACGGGCAGGTATTTGAAGCGGGTGCTATTGCGGACGATCACCACAACGGGCGATGCGCGATGCTGCCCTGGGTGAAAGGGGAACCCAACCCGATAGACCAATCCGGTGTGGACTGGTTCAACCAACAGAGCGAGGCTACGCAGCGCTCAATGATGGGGAATAGCAAATACGAGGCGTGGCAGGAGGGCAAATTCAACCTTGATCAACTTACCAGCAACTATCAAGACGAAGTATTTGGGAACATGAGGGGCGAGACGCCTCTACACAAATTATTAGGAGATGACTAAATGGCAGAGCCAACCAACGTGACTGAGACGGTCACACCCGTACCGGAGAGCGATCAGGTATCGACCACCGAGGTACAAAACACGCAGGAGGTCTTTGACGCAGAGCGGGCGAAGGCTTTGATCAACAAATTGCGTGACGAAGTAAAAGCACTAAAGCCGATTGAAAAGCAGTATCAGGAACTGAAATCCGCGGAGGACAAGCGCAAAGAGGCCGAGATGACCGAACTTGAACGCGCCCAAAAGCGGATCGCGGAGTTAGAGGGAATGACGAAAGCGCAGGCGCGCCGTGAGATGCAGCGCTCCGCCGCAGAGAAATACCATCTGCCCGCCGCCGTTGCTGAATTGATACCCGGTGACACTCAAGAAGACATCGACAAAAAAGCCGAGGAACTTTCAAAGGTTATCCCACAAAAACCAAACCCGACGCTGAACCCTACGAACCCGAATGGGAATGCAGAAGAAACAGAAGCGCAAAAGCGTGAACGCCTATTCGGTTCTTCGCATGACATTTTCAAAGGCGGCGGGATCAACTTACCTCAACAGGAGTAATAAATGGCAAACGAAACCACTTACGCCGGTATTTCCGGCCTTATCGCAAATGTTTACGAGACCGCGCTTATGGCGGCCCAGGAGGGTAATATCATCGCCCCCCATGTTACAGTGTTCAACGATAGCGAATCAGCCGCGCCGCGTATCTTCGGCTCTTACAGCGGGGGAACTTTTGCCTCTGTTGCCGAGTCCGCTGATATGTCTCAGCAGTCATTCAACGCTTCAGCAGGCGGAACCCTCACCCCGTCGGTGTACGGTTCTATGGCGCTGTTGACCATGCGGCGCATCAAGAGCGATCCGTCAAACGCAACCCGTGAAGCGGGTATCTATCTTGGAGAAACTGCCTCCGCGCACATTGACGCAAACCTGGCCGGGCTGTTTTCAAGCCTGACCGGTGGAACTGTCGGTACCGCCGGCGGTACTCTCACATGGGCGGACATTTTCAAGGCGCAGGCCTACATCCGCAGCAAACACGTTTTATCAGATCTTGTGTGCGTGATGCACCCGATGCAATGGTACTACCTGGCATCGGCTTCATCCGGCGTTCCTACCCTCATGCAGTCCGAGAAGATCAAGGACTCTGTTTTTGGACGCGCGTATCAGGCTTCATTTGGTGGTATTGACTTCTTCGTGGATGCCAATATTACCGGCGGAACCGCAGCGGTAGGAGGCATGTTCGCCCGCCCAGCTATTGCGCTTGACATCCGCCAACCGTTCACCATCAACCCGCAATGGAACGCGTCTTACTCTGGTAATGGCGCGTGGGAAGTGAACGCAAGCGTTATGTACGCTTACGGCGTCTACCGCCCGACTTTCGGTGCTCAATTGATCGGAACGTCATCGTAGCATAGGATGACGCTGCGCACGGCTAGAGTTACGTACTCGAAAAGGACACCTCCCATCCCTGCCGTGCGCAAAAGGGAGGCCATTGAAAGGGAGTCAATGACAGAACAACCAGCAGACAGCACCTTGACAACTGAAAAGAAGTTATCACTGAATTGGCATTCTAACGCGCCGTGGGCGCCAACCGGTTACGGCAACCAGACGAAAGTGTTTGTACCGCGCATCAAGGATTTGGGCTATCCGGTGAGTATCACCGCGTTTTACGGATTACAGGGCGGGCGCATGTGGCTGAATGATGGCACGGTGGTCTACCCGGTGGGTAATCACCCTTACGGGCAGGACATACTCGGAGCGCACGCGATGCACTCCGGGGCGAACGCAATCATCACCCTGATGGATGCGTGGGTGGTACAGCCGGAAAACGCGCTTTGGTACAGCCGGAAAACGCGCTTGGCTTACCCTGGTATCCCTGGTTCCCGATTGATTGCGAACCGATACCGGCGAACGTGTACGCGATGGTCAAGCAGGCGACAAAGCCAATTGTCATGAGCAAATTTGGGCGGGATCAGGCAAAGAAAATGGGTCTGGACGTGTACTACGTTCCTCACGGAGTAGAGACAAAAGTATTCAAGCCGTTAGACCGCAAAGAATCACGGCGACGGCTGGGAATACCCGAACACCGCTTCATCATTGGCATGGTCGCAGCGAACAAGGGAATACCCCCGCGTAAAAGTTTCTACGAGGTAATTTCCGCGTTTGCCGCCTTCCACAAGATGCACCCTGACGCTCTGCTGTACCTCCACACAAATGACGGCTCAATGCCTGGGGATCACGTTGATTTACAGAAGTTTTGCAAGGTCATGGGGCTGAAAACCGGAATCGTGGATTGCAGAAACCTTGAGGATGACATTGATGTGGCTTTTGTTGACCAGTACCAGAACCAGTTAGGAATACCAGACGCTTACATGGTGGACATCTACAACGCTATGGATGTGATGGTGCTGGTATCGCTCGGTGAGGGGTTTGGCATACCACTCGTTGAAGCGCAGGCTTGCGGCTGCCCGGTGATTACCGGCGAATGGACTAGCATGGGCGAGTTGTGCTTTAGCGGATGGAAGATCACGAAGGCAGAAGCCGACCCGGTATATCAACAATACTTCGATGCGTTCCAGTACCGCGTAAGAGTGGACGCTGTAGTACACCGGATGCTCAAGGCTTACGAAATGCGGGGAAACAACGAGTATCGCAGCCGGGCAAGGGATGGGGCTTTAGCGTATGACGCGGATAAGGTAACAGAGAAATACTGGAAACCAGTTCTAGCGGACATTGAAGCGCGGATGTTTGAGGTGAAAAGTGAGTGACGTTATCAAGCCAATCGAAGAACTGACGGAGCGCGACATTGTACTTTACTTCTGGATTGAGACCATGCAGGACGGCAAGCCGCGTTTTGTGAGGGGTCGCAAGCGCTCAATGGATGAGGGTATCACCTTGTGCAGCGGTGACGTGAAAAGATACCTGGATTACCTACGGGGTGAAACATGCTCAAACGGGTAGCAGTAATCCTCACCAATTACAACATGCCGGAACGGGCGGACGCTATGGGGGATTACCTCACAAAGTACGCTAAATGGCCGCATGACTTTTATTGTGTAGACAACGCCTCCGACCTTGTACCACCATCAAAGTACACCAATGTCCAACTTGAAAAGAACGTACAGACAACTGGCGGATGGTTGGCGGGGCTGAAGGCGGCTGACGCAAGCGGGAAAGATTACCTGGCATACGTGTTCACGATTACCTCTTGCGACTTCCCGGAATGGCAGAAAAAGGATCCAATCGCGCCGCTTGCAAGGCTCCTACTCATTGACCATAACGCGGTTGGAGTACACCCGGCTCTCACCGATGACAGTACGACTGACTGGCACGAAATGAAAACGCGCGGCGGGTTTGATCCACGCCCAATCTGGCATTTGGATAATCTCTTTGCGATGTACCGGGCGGATTGGTTCAACAGCATTGGAAGGTTTGACCCTGAATTGACATACGCGCACGGGCCGGATTTAGAGACGGGTTGGTATGCACGAGATCAGGGGCGAGGATTGTTTATCCATGAGGGCGTACAAATTCGCAAAATCTCACAGATCGGTTACATCATGGACAGAATGCACATGACCACAGCGGAGCGCAACGCTAACGCAATGGAGGAAATGCAGCGGGTACTTGGTAGGAAGTGGGGCGCGTGGCCGGAGTGCTGGCACAGGCTTGTTACTGAGAATGTCACGCCGGAGATGAAATGACAGTATCCATTGTGGCGGTTGGTATTGACCGTTGGGAGGATTCGAGCCTTCCGATGATAGAAAGTGTGAGACGGTTCGAGCCGAACGCTGACATTATTCTGGTAGACAACGCGGCGGATGTACCATACCCGACAGACGCGGGGGCGCGGATTCTACGCCTTGACAAACGCGTGTGCATGTCAGAGGCAATGAACAGAGGGGCGGAATTAACGAAGGCTGATTGGATCCTTTTTGCCAATAACGACATTCTTTGTACCGCTCCATTTATAGAGATGGTCGGAGCGCTGAATAAAAAGACCATGTACGGCGTTGATATTTTGAATTGGTGGAAACGGCGCTGGATAGATGGTTGGGTAATGGCAATTTCAAAACAGGTATGGCGCAGGGTTGGCAAGTTTGACAGAAATTTCATTTACGCCGGATTCGAGGACGCTGATTACTGCTTCAGGGTTGAGCAGGCGGGATATAGGGTAGAAGAGTCCCCGCTCCCTTTTGTGCACAAGGAGTTGCATTCGAGGTTTACTATGCCAGATTACATGGCGAGACGTGAGGATAATATCAAGTACCTGTGCGAAAAGTGGGGGATCGTGCGGTGAAAATAGCGGTCATTGGTGAAACGCGAATGCCCGTACTCCCTTATGGGGCGGGTGGGCTCGGCAGGGCGACGCATGACATTGCAGACGCGCTATACCGCAGGGGGAGAAAGGTCACGCTGTACGCCACGAGCGGTAGCGCATTCAATGGCACCATCAAAGACCCGGACGCGATCTATTTTAGGGGTGATTGGGACGTGTGCCTGGATTACTCACACGACCACGCGGTATCAAGGAACTTTCCGGGTGAGCCGGTATTGAACCTGATAGGTGATAGGGAATGCCCGTATAGACCACCTAACGCGATTGTGGAAAGTATCTACATGCAGAGCCATTATCCCGGCGCGCGGATAGTCAAAGCAGGGTTGAACATTGGCAGTATTCCGTTTACGAGGACGGCGGGCGATTACCTGGTTTACATGGGGCTGAATGTAGGACACAAACAGCCGGACGTGGCGCGTGAGGTAGCAAGGCGGGCTGATAAAGAAATCAGGATGATAGGCACGGGGTTCAGCGAGGTTGATGAAGAGGAAAAATGGCGGATATTAGGCGGGGCGCTCGGTTTGTTATGCCCTTACACCATCGACGCAAGCCCGCGCTCACCGATAGAAGCCGCCGCGTGTGGCACTCCGACAATTTGCCTGGACGGTGACGGTACTAAAGACCATGTTGTAAATGGTATGACCGGGTTCGTGTGCAATTCGATAGATCAGATGGTAGACGCTGTTGCCGAATTACCGAAGTTGAGCCGTGAAAAATGCAGGATTTGGGCGAGCCAGACACACGACATTGAGACAAACATTATCGAAATTGAGAATCTCTTGTTTGAGGTCGAGGCAGGTCACAGATGGTAGATTATGCCGTTATTACCGCGAAAGACGAAGCCGATACCATCGGTGAACTCATTGACGCGCTCCGAGAGCAGGGTATTTATTCCGTTGTGATAAACGATGGCAGCCGGGATGATACCGGGTTTATCGCGGAGAGCAAGGGCGCGGTTGTCATCCATCACGCAAGCCCGGAAGGAATCGCGCGGAGTTTATTAGAAGCGTGGCAGGTTGCGGTGAACCAGCGCGCGGATCGCATTGTACAACTGGACGCGGGGGGAAGTCATGACCCGCGTGAGGCGAAAAGATTGCTTGACGCGCTGCACGGTTACAACATTGTCATCGGTTCAAGGTTCCTACCGGGATCCGTTTACGAGGGCAGGAACTGGCGCGCTAAGGGAAGCCGATTAGCGGCAAAGATGATGAACTTCGCAGCCACAGGCGCGTACCGGAAATACACGCTGACAGATTGGACTAGCGGGTACAGGGCGTTCACGAAAGACACACTCAAGCGGTTGTTACGTTGCGGGTACTATGAACGGATGCACCCCTGGCAAATCGAGGTACTCGTTGAAGCGGTCAACCTGGGGATGCGGTTTACAGAAGTACCGATCACCTACAAGGCGGGCGGGTCAAGTTTCAAATTCAGAATGCTAGACGGCGCGATCAGGCAATGGTTACGCATGTTGTACTCATAGGAGGCAGGGATGGCGGTTAGATCGACCATGACAAGATTAATGCAGTTGTTACGAGGGCTGACGAACGCGGGAACGGCTGACTACACCATCGGGCTGTTTACCTATTGGTCAAACGACCACATTCAAGACGCGCTCGATAGGCACTCCGTTTTTGTGAAGGATGAACCGCTGTACCCAAAAAAGTCACTTGATACGGGCGGGGTGATCTCTTACTACGATTACCAGTCAAAGCACAGGTTCTTTGAGAGCACAGACGGGGGAACGCTCCGTTTTATCGTCAAAGACAGCACGGGGACAGCGCAAACCGGATGGACGGCGAACTACGAGAATGGCGAGATCACCTTTTCAACCGACCAGGCGGGAGCGGTGTACTACCTCACGGGTACATCATTTGACGTGTACGCCGCAGCCGCTGACGTGTGGTATCAGAAAGCCGCTCACGCCGCCGACATGATAGATTTTTCCACCGATGGCCACAATATCAAACGCAGTCACCTGGTGCAGACCGCGCTCAAAATGGCGCAGCGGTATGAGAGCATGGCGGACGCGCCGGTTGGCAGCACTTCCATCGGTGAGATGGTACGGAGCGACCTGCAATGACACGAGGATTATCCGCTAAAGAACTCGCACAGATACGGGCTGACATAGCGGGATTACTCCCTGATACGTGTGACATTTTGGCAGTCACCCGAACCAGCGACGGCGCGGGCAGTTGGACAGAAGTATGGGGAACGGCAACGGCTGATGTACCATGCCGGTTGGATTTCACATGCCGGTTGGATTTCAGGAGTTACGGCAAGGAAGTGAACACAGCATACGCGCTCACACCATACAAGAGCGGGATTATCTCAATGGAATATGACGAGACAATTACCACAGCCAACCGCATCCTGCTCAACAGCGTTGAATACAATATCACCGGAGTCAATGACAACCAATCATGGATCGGGGTCAAGCGGGTGAGCGTGGAGCGTGTACCGTGATTAGTTACCACGTGAAAATTGATACAAAAGCGCTTGAAAGTTATGGCGAAGAAGTAAAAAAGAAAATGCCAGGTATTGTCAAAAAAAACGCGCTGGCGATTCAAGCGAACTCAGCGAAGAACGCACCGGTTAAGACGGGGGCATTGAAGAATAGTATGCAGGCTACGCCGGATTCCGGTGGTGAGGTAAACCGCTGGGAGATCGCGGACGGCGTTGAATACGGTGTACACCAGGAACTTGGAACGGCTGGCGGAATCACTGCGAAACATTTTCTTGGTAACGCGTGTGAAACGCAGGCCGAAAAGTTTTTTGGAGAAATCAAGGAGGCGCTGAAACCATGAGTATACCGGCATTGAACACCGCCATTTATACCGCAATAGGCGGTACGCTCACCAGCGCCGGAACAGCAGTGTTTTACCTCGCAGCTCCAGATGGTCAGGCGCTTCCCTACATTGTGTGGGATTACACGGCGGACATTGACGAGAATATGGATAGAAACCGAACACGCAACAGCCTCGTGTTCATCAGGGCTTACGCGTCAACGGCAGGAGCGGCGGGAACCATTGACGGACAGGTAGATGCGCTGCTGCACATGAAGGCGCTCACCATAACAGGGTGGAGTAACTTCTGGACGGCGCGGGAGAACTCATTTTCGAGTGTGGAAACAGACCAGTCAGGGCGTAAAGTCTTCATGGCTGGCGCTGAATATCGTATCAGGAATGATCTAACCTAACAGGAGATAGAAAATGGCAGAAATCACAGGCAAGGACTTAATTGTCAAGTGGGCACCAACGGCGGGCGGCACCATCGACCTTTCAGGCGATTATCGCACGCTCTCATACAAGCCGAGTATCGGCATGGCCAACGCTACGGCTGGCAGTGATGCATTTGAAAGTTATATCGCAACCGTCAAAGATACGCAGGTTAGTTTGACCGCCGTATCACAGAGCGCAGGAACCGCAACAGAAGACGCGCTGATCGAGGGAACTTTTGGCACGCTCACCATCCAACCGGAAGGCACAGCCGCCGGCAAGAGAAAGTACACCATCCCGGCGTATGCGCTAGGCGCGAATTTTGACTGGAAATACAACGACACCGTTGAGTTGAAAGTCGATTTCCAGGGCAGCGGCACTCGCACCGTCGGCACGAATTAGGCGGTGAGATGAGCGAAGTCACACTTAAAAACGGCAAGGTTGTTCATGTAGACGTATCAAGTATGACCGTAGCCGAGTGGCGCAATTTCGTATCACCTCGCGGGACAATCGCAGACGAAAATGCCGTAGTCGTAAAGTGTACCGGTTTATCCATCGAAGAAATTGAAAAACTGCCTTATCAGGAATTTCGGCGGATTGTCAAGGCAATCGTAAGAGATGCGAGAGAGCCGCTTGGCGACCCTTCTTAAGCAAGCGCGTCTACATGGCTTTCAAGTGGGGCGGGGACGCGCCACTTGAGGTCATACGATGGCAAATGGCTGAACGGTTCGGCTGGACGCTGGAGTACGTAGACGCGCTAAAACTGAAGGATTTACATGAGTATTTACAGATCGAAGACGGAAGAGCGAAGGCGAGGTAACTATTGGGAACACGTGTAGCAAGCATACTCGCTGAAATCGGTATAGACAGCTCAAAGTTTACATCCGGCTCAAAGGGTGTAATGTCAGGGCTGAAAGACATCATTGGCGGTTTTGGTAAAGCAGCCCCGCTCATCGGGATAGCCACAACCGCTTTTGGTATTCTGGTAGACCAGCTCAACAAAGCGGAACAAGCCGCAGTTGAGAGCGCAAAGGTAGATGCGAAGTTAGAAGCGGTGCTAAAGAGCACCGGAAACGCGGCTGGACTCACCGCAGGACAACTTGACCAATACGCAACCGCTATCAGTAAGGCATCCGGGCTGGATGACGAATTGATAAAGAACGGTGAAGCGGTACTCGCTACGTTTACGAAGATTTCAGGCGGTGAGTTCCAGAGCGCTATGCAGGCGGCGGTAGATATGTCCGCCGTGCTGGGTACTGACCTGCAGGGTAGCATTGTGCAGGTTGGTAAAGCCATGAACGATTTTAGCGGCTATACAGCGCTAAAGAGGGCGGGTGTATCGTTTACCGGCGAACAGATGGAGCAGATAGCACGGTTCAAGGAAATGAACGACCTCGTAGGCTATCAACAGATGCTACTGGCAGAATTGTCTACCGAGTTTGGCGGGGCTGCATCCGCTATCAACGCGGCTGGTGACGGCGCGGAGAATATGAAGGTAGCCGTTGGCAATTTGCAGGAAGCTATTGGTAAAGGTCTTATACCCGTCAAGCGCAGATGGAACGAACTAATCACCGAAAGTGCAGACAGCCTCGCGGCTAACATCGAAAAGACAAACGATGAACGTGACGCGATGGAAGAACTTAATATGCAGTATTTCAACGGGGTCGGTTACGTCAAGGATGGTATACGGATCACAGCGGAGTACGGTAATGAGTTACTAACAGCGCACGCGCATACAAAACTGGTAGGGGATTCACTGAATGCGATGTACGGCGCTGGCAAAACGGCAGCCGAAGGGCTTGGGTTAGTTACAGGCGCTACAGAAGAATTTGCAAATGCGGTAATACCCGTCTCGGCATATATGGCTGACCTTACAACGCAGACGTTATTCAACCAGGCTGCAGCAGGTCTTGATGCGGACGCGGCGCTTGAACTGGCAAAAACAATGGGGTTGGTCAATGGCGAGTCAAAGATCGTTCTTGATGCACTATCCGGTTTACGTCAGCAATACGAGGATGGAAGAATATCGCTTGGGGAATACAACGAGCAGGTAGCGATCCTAAACGAGCGTATGGCGCTTATCCAGAGCAAGACCGTTACATTGACTGTTAGAACAAGCCTCGAAGATCAGTATGGACTTTGGGGGAACGGTCCGCACAATGCATACATTGGGCTTGCGGAGGGTAGCCGCGCTGTTGGCGGTCCCGTGCTATCCCATACACCCTATGTAGTAGGTGAGCAGGGTCCGGAGTTGTTTGTTCCTAATGCGAGCGGGAACATTGTACCAAACGATGAACTGACAAAGGGCGGATATAACAACGGTGGTGGGTTTGATTACGCCCGCATGGGCGAAGAATTAGCAATGGCGATGATGCGGATAGGGCTGGTGCGGTAATGACAGACACAGCCGTATACCCGACAGTCACCTGGTACTACCATGACGGAACGCAGTGGGTAGACATATCCGCTTATGTATTCCACCGGAGCGGAGAGAGCGGGCGTTATGGGTGCGGAAATAAACCGCTTGATCGCCTCGCACGCACAGGGGAACTTAATTTCACACTGGATAACAGAACGGGAAGGTTTGACCCTGATGACACTGACTGTCTCACCGGATGGGGGTATAACACGAAAGTAAAGCTCGTTGTCAGTTACGAGGGATACTCAAAGACGCTTTGGTATGGCTCGGTTAGTAAGATCAGGCTGAATGACAACGTAATAAACGACCACACCGCAAGTGTTACAGTAGTGGACTGGCTCGATTACGCCTACCGCTATACCATCAATCAGCAGAGCATCGAAACGTACAAGCGCGGCGACCAGGTGGTGGACACAATCGTGGACGCGGTAGGCCACACCCCGCAAGCCACAGAATACGCGGTAGGTGATTACGAGTTTGAAGCCGCGTTTGACAGCATGACAGTCAAGACGAAGGCGGCTACCGAGTTGAATAAGATCGTGCTATCAGAGGGCGGGTACTTCTACAACCGGCATGACCGCACGACGGGCGAAAAGTTGGTATTCGAGAACGCCACATATCGCAACGGATTGCGGACGCTCTCAAAGTTACCGGAATTATCAACGTCGTACCTGCTGAAAGCCGGAAGCGCAACCGATCACGTTTTACTGGCTGGCACAACGGACAAGGTACTGATAAACACCGTCACGGACGCACACATGAACGGGATAGGCGAGCGGTACGAGCGCTCTCACGGTGAGAACATCATCAACAAAGTTACAGTGACCGCGTATCCAAAGAGAACGGACACAGAGGAGCAGACGCTATACTCGCTGGGCGAGGTGATAAGAATATCATCCGGCGAAACAAAGACGATCAACGTGAGGTATCAGAACGCGGACACAAAGGAAAGTTGTAACGCGATTACCTCGTTGATGGTTGACCCCGTTGCCACAACCGATTACACGATGAACACGCGCAAGGATGGCAAGGGTACGGACTTGACATCATCCTTGACCGTGAGTGTGGTATTCAGGACGGCGGAGGCGGAGATCACGCTGACGAACACGAGCGGGTATCTCGGCCAAATCACGAAGTTGCAACTTCGCGGGTATGGGGTTTACCAGGATTCGAGCATCAAAGCGGTGGTAGAAGACACTTCATCGCAGGCGTCCTACTCAGAAGCAGAGTTGAATATCGAACAGCAATACCAGCGCGATGTTGTGGCTGGTAAACTCTGGGCTAAAAAGATTGTCGGAGTTGAATCGTCGCCACGAACAAAACTCAACAAGATTACTTTCTGCGCTAACAAGTCGGAAATGAGGATGTTGGCGTTCCTCGCGTGCGATATTGGCGACCTCGTAAAGATTACGGAATCTGGATTGAACCTTGACGGGTATTACTACTACATCAACGGGATTGAGTTTGCTATCACGGAAGGAAATATCATTACCTACTCGTGGATTTTGGATGATTCAGCTGGAATATCTGAAAATAGATTCTCAAATGTCGCGCTTGAGTTTAGTCCGTCTTCTGAGGACATTATTGAATTCGGGGAAATTCCTTCACTCGTTGATTTACCAGACCAGTCAATAACAGCATGGTGTGACGTTACAATCATCGGTGCTTTTTGCGATATTGTCTGCATGTGGGTTGATAATGCCGGTGGTTTAGAGTGGAGTGTTGGAATACACGAAACAAATGGATTAATAATGAATTTGGTCATGCCTTATGCAGATAATGGTGGTTTTTGGATTTCCGGTTACGAAAGCGAGATAACAAGCGGTGGAAGTTTTGTTTTTCTTGGAGTATCAATAACTGGTACAGTAATAAAGTTTTATGTAAACGGGGTATTGAAAACAACAAATGTATTGCTAGAACCGATTGGTACACGACTTAGTTATAGCGGTGCAAATTATACAGTTGGGAACATTCGATCAATAAACCCCCCATCAGATTATGGCAAACCGTTTGCTGGAAAACTCGCGGATATTCGCCACCACAACGTAATTCTAACAGAAGACGAAATGATGCAAGTTTATACAGATGGTATTGGTGGCGCGGGTGTAACGCGCGGTTTATTATTCCATACGCCCGCAATACTAACAAGTAAACTATCTACCTTAACCGACCAAACACTCGCAAGCACGGACCGCGTATTCGATAGCGTGAACGGGTATGCAGGAACGCCCGGCGGGTCGGTGGTTGTCCGCGCGATTACTTAAGGAGCAATAATGGCAGACACACAAGAACAATCACTTGGCACGATAACCCCCGTTGATGGCGATTATTTCCGGGCGGTGGATGACCCAGGCGGGTCACCGGAAAGCGCGAACGTCACGGGCACGGCGCTTAAAGCGTACCTCAAGACGTACAACGACACGCTGTATTACGGCACAGCGAACGTGAGTTATGTGAGTTCGGACTTCTCGAAGACAAGACCAGCGATACCACGCTTGCGAACATCACGGGGTTGACGTTCACGACTGTGAGCGGGGGCAAGTACCGCTTCAGGGCAAACCTGTTCCTCTCGTGTGGTTCATCGGGCGGGGCGAAGGTGGCGATTTCAGGCACGAACACGGCGACAAAGATTCAGTACCTCACCTCGCTCAGGACTACTACCGCGTGGGCGGGCAAGGTGAACACGGCTCTTAACGGGGGTTATGGCACAACGGCGGCGCACGTGATGGCGATTATTGATGGTTACATTGACGTGAACGAGGGCGGCACGCTGACGGTGCAGTTCGCGCAGAACGCATCCAACGGCACGCCATCAAATGTATTAGAAGGCAGTTGGTTTGAGGTGGATAAGATTGGCTAAGCCGATTATTGACGTCAGCTCAGGTGGAAAGGTGCTTACCACTTTTTTGATACTGGAAAAGACGATGGCGCTTGATGATTGGGACTGAATTTATCGCGTGTTTGGTGATTGTGCTGGCAGGGTTTGCCGTCATAGCCTCTGTACCTATATTGACCTGGTATTGGCTGGCAACCTATGACGCGCGAAAGGATGATGACGATGAGGTTTAACGATTTGGCAGTGCGCGGGATTGATATAAGCGGGTACAACGGAGCAATTGACTGGGCGAAGGTGAAGGCATCTTCGCATTTCGTGATTATCCGTGCAGGGTATGGCAATACGACTGATAAGACGTTTTTGGCAAACTGGAAGAACGCCAGCGTGCCGAAAGCAGCTTATTGGTATATGGACTACTACTCGAATTGGTACAACAAGGAATCGAAAGCCTATGGGTTGTCAGATGTAGCCTTTGGGTTATTGCAGGCAAATTACTGCTGGGAATTGCTGAAGGGTGATCCTGGTGGAAGCATCGTTTGGCTGGACATTGAGAGCGGCGGCGCGGACTACTCGCCGAACATTACATCATCACCAGCGGCGGGGCACGCGCAGGCGATTGCCAAAGCATTTTTGATGGAGATGGACAGGCTCAACGGGCGAAAGAACGGCATTTATTGCTCCGTGGGACTTCTGACTTGGTTCGACAAGTGGTTTCGCGATAGACCATTGTGGGTGGCATGGTACACCAAAACGCAGACCGTAGACAGCGTGCTGAAAGCCGTTAAGGCGCGCGGCTGGGACGGCGACACACTGATGTGGCAGTATGCCAGTGATGGGGATATTGACGAGGATGGCAAGGGCGATGGTAAGCAATTAGGGTCATCCTACAACTGGCTGGATTTGAACGTGTGGATTGGTGACGATGCCATATTGACGAGGATGGCAAGGGAGATGGCAAGAAACTGGGTTCATCCTACAACTGGCTGGATTTGAACGTGTGGGTTGGCGATGCTTACGATTGGCTGGAGTGGAAGCACGGAGGTGTGATGGATATAAAACCGTTGGCGCAGGGTGATGCGCGCTGGGGCGGGGATTTGCTTGGAACGAGCAAAACCACAATCGCGGGCTATGGCTGCCTGATTACGTGTGTAACGATGATGCTTAATCATCTGGGCTGGGCAGAGACACCCGGCACGCTGAACGTGAAGCTGCGGGATAATGGTGGTTATCATAACGGTAATTTGTTTGTGTGGGGGTCATTGAGCGCGCTGTACCCTGGTGTCAAATTCGCTTATCGTTATTCAGGCTCCGCGACAGACAAGATAAACGCGAGTTTGGCGGCAGGAATGCCCGTAATCGTGCACGTGGATTATAACCCGTCAACACCGGCGATTGACGAACACTGGGTTCTGGTGGTGGGGAGGCAGGGAGATGATTATATTATCAACGACCCGAAAGACGGCAAGCAATTGTTGTTCTCGACCAGATACGGTGTGGCGAGCAAGAACATCCATACCGTATGCACGTACAACTTCTCAGGAATTGTACCGCCAGTTGAACCCGAACCAGAACCCTCCCCGATAGAGGCTGGGCAGGTAGTTGCTACTTTGGTCAATCTGAACATCCGCAAGGG